TGAACAACCAGGCTGGACATGGATCCACAAAGGCATCAGTCAGCGTAAGTTCAAACGTAACTTTACACTAGCAGATGATGTTGTGGTTAATGGTTCACGTATGGAAAATGGTATGTTGTTTATCGAACTAGAACGTATTATTCCAGAAGAGAAAAAACCACGTACTATCGAAATTAAATAAAATATAATGGGGGGAGAAATCCCCCCATTACTTTCGGTAAATATTAGTATGAATACACAACTGGAAAATAATACCATTAATAGAATAGATATTACAACACCATCAAAGTATCAAGTTATATTATTCAATGATGATACAACTCCGATGGAATTTGTAATAGAATTACTTAAAAATATTTTTGGTCATAATCAACAGAGTGCAGAAGATGTCACTATGTCTATCCATAACGAAGGCAAAGGAACTGCCGGTGTATACTACTATGAAATAGCTGAGCAAAAAGTAGCCGAAAGCACTATGATAAGTCGCACAGCAGGATTTCCACTTTCTCTTGATATTGAAGAGGTTTAAATGAGAATTGAAGATGAAACAAAGTTGGACTACAGTGATGTTCTGATCCGTCCAAAGCGTAGTACCCTGGGTTCACGTAAAGAAGTACGCATGGAGCGTACATTTACATTTGCACATGGTCAAAATTACGAAGGCATTCCAATTATGGCTAGTAACATGGATGGTGTTGGCACCTTTGCTATGGCAGACAAACTAGCAGAAAATGGTATTTTTACTTGTCTTGTAAAAACATACAGTGTGCAAGAATTGATAGATTACTTTGACAGTGACATGCCCACACGCACAGACAATGTTGCAATGAGTATTGGTATTAAACAAGAAGATCAACACAAGTTTCGCACAGTGTATGAACAAGTTGGTAATCATCTTAAATATGTTTGTATTGATGTTGCCAATGGATACAGTCAGCGTTTTATAGAATATGTCAAAGAATTTAGAACGCTGTATCCTGACATTGTGATCATTGCTGGCAACGTTGTTACCGCTGATCAAACACAGGAGTTGATATTAAATGGAGCAGATATCGTCAAAGTCGGAATCGGACCAGGGTCGGTTTGCACGACTCGCATACAAACTGGGGTGGGCTATCCCCAACTTAGTGCGGTTATTGAGTGTGCCGATGCGGCGCATGGGCTGGGCGGACATATTATTGCTGACGGCGGTTGTACTTGTCCTGGTGATGTGGCAAAGGCTTTTGCTGCCGGTGCTGACTTTGTGATGCTAGGTGGTATGCTTGCCGGACACGATGAAGGTGGCGGAGAAGTAATCACAAAGCATTATGCAAACGATGAATACACAAGAAAAGATGATGGTACTTATGTGCCACACTTTGAACAAAGACAGTTTGTGCAATTCTACGGTATGAGTAGTAAAACTGCCAACGACAAACATTTCGAAGGTCTTAAAGACTATCGTAGCAGTGAAGGACGCACAGTTCTTGTGCCTTATCGCGGCGAGGTTATGTCAACAGTTCAAGATATTTTAGGTGGTGTGCGCAGTACACTAACATATGTAGGTGCTCAAAAACTCAAGCAACTAGCAAAGTGTACAACTTTTATTAGAGTACACAATCAGTTTAATCGAACATACGAAAGCACAACTACTGGAAATTAATAAATAGTTGCATGAGAGCATTTGAACTATTAGAATCCAGAGGTGTGACTGCAAGAGCACCTGGCGAAACATACGTTAGCGATACAGATCCTAGCGACATTCTTACTATACAAGACATTACAGTGTTGCCCAACGAAGGCGGTGATTCATATGAAGATATGGATCAAATGATGCAGGCTGTAGACAGTGTTATTCCAGACACAAACACACGAGTTGATGACAACAAACCCAACAGTGGAACCAGAGCCGCTATTATTGCGTCAGTGACTGACAGCAACAATCAACCTCAATACTGGGTACGTTACATCAGAGCTATTCCACCACAAGGTGTACACACCATGTGGAAAACACTCAGAGGATATAAGTTCAGTCAAGGTGCAGAAAAAGAAAGTGTGCCAATCAAACCAGCAGATTTAATTCCTGACGAAAACTATCGCACAGCAAGTCAATTAGCACAACAAATCAAACAAGGCACACAAGCACTAGGTGATCTTGGAGAAGTTATGGCAGATGCAGTTGACCAAGCATTGAAAGGTCAACAAAATCCGATCCCAGGCGCTGGAAAATATTACAATGTTTTACAAAAGTATGGTGGAGAATATCTAGGTCCAATTGCACTTATGAGTAATCCTGGTAGTGTCACAGGCGATACAGCAAAAATGATGGAAGCATTTAATTTAACCAATCTAGCTGGTAGTAGTGTTATGTTTCCTCAGGACAAAGCAGCAGAATTAATCGACAGTATTATTCAAACAGCAGACGGACGTAGTATTCAAGTTAGCAGTAAGATCAGCACAAGTGGTGGCGCAGCCAGCAGTCTTAGTGGTGTTTACAAACAAATGACACCAGAAATCGAACAGCGTTTTCCAGAAGGTGCAAAAATTATTGAATTGCTTGCAACTGAGAGTGCAGTAAATGGTCCACTAAAAGTAGCACGTATGTTTAATATTATCGACGATGATGATATTAGAGCAATGGCAAACTTGGACAAGCGCACACAAAACATTGGTGATTTGCAAAGTGAACGCTTACAGCAAATGACACAACAACAAGGTGTTGCCACTGGTACACAAGAAAGACCAGACTATAGAGTATTTTGGCATGCACTAACAGCCGTTATGAATGCAGTCATTCCACAAGTAAATGCAAACGAACAATTTAAAAATGCTATGCTGGAAGTACTCAACAACAACGAGTATGTACAATTGGTTACCAAAGCACAGCAAGCACAAGGCAGAGATGCAGTAACAATGCAATACTATACCAAGTTTCCAGCAGTGTTCAAAGGTGCGCCGCAGTTGGTCAACAAGACTTATTTTGCAACAGGACAAAAAGGCCGTATTGGTTTCAAACTAAAATAAGCTATGCACAAAATGCATAACGTCTTTTTAATCTTTGCTGTAGCTAATAGGTCAGAATTGCTGTACTATAATTATAAATAAAATTGTTAACACAACAGAGCGACCTCAGCTCAGAAAAAATGAGTGGCACTAGGAAAGACTAGGGCATATCCCATGCCTTACAAGTGGTGACGCCGGAAGAGACCGGGGTATTGCTTCCCTCAAGCATCAACATAAAATTGTAAAGGAATAGCGAAATGACTACACTAGTAGCAAATACATTTGGCTGGGTAGGACTTAAAGGGGTAGCTACCTGGTTTAAAAATCTAGAAGTAAAACTAAAAGCCCGCGAAGGTAGAAATGCAACAATCAAAGAACTAAGCAAACTTTCTGATATGGAATTAAATGATATTGGAATTGCACGTTGCGACATCAGATATCTAGCAGACAAGCATTACGCAGACGAAGTAAACGCCAATTTAAAAGGATGGGTGTAATGACTGCAATAGTAATGAACACACTCGTAAATCCGTTTCGCGGATTTGGTAGAAGCTTTAATAAGTGGTGTGAAGTTGTTGGATATAGCAGAGCCGCAGCACACCTTGCATCTTTGGGATACTACAAAGAAGCAAAACACTGCATGATGCAAATTAACAGCATTAAATCATCTAAATAATTTGCCGCTACAATTTAACGCACTATAAAGTACATCGAAACTCTTGATTTTTCAGTTTCGATGTACTATATATTATAGTATAGGAGGCAAGTATGATAAAATTCTTTTTGAACTTCTTTTCCGTTAGCGGTGCTATTGATTGGGAAAGAGATCTAAGTCGACATCGTCATCATACAACTAGATATGAGGATTTATGTCAATGACCCCAGCACAACAAGCACAAAAACAAGCAGAACAAGCAATGGACGGTTTTATTCTTTGGAGTAAACGTGTAACAGCTTGGTCTGCTTTCTTTTTATTATTAGTAGTTGTTGGATGCAACAGCGGAGTCGACGGATCAGGATCAGGATACAATTCAGAACAGTATTCTCCAAGTAATCTTAACGTAAAGGACAACAAATGAAACTACTATCAATTACTGTAGCAGTTTTAATGGCTATGTCTTTTCCTGTATATGCAGGAGATATAGCTATTGAAATGCTAAACAAAAGAGACGACGGAGCCAAGATGGTTTATGGTACCGACATTGCAGCAGTAGAAGTTGGCACTACAATCACATGGATTCCAACATCAAAAGGTCATAATGTAGAATTTATCGCAGGCCCAGATGGTTGGGAAGCACCAAAGAAATCAAAACTATCAAAAGAATACTCATATACATTTGATACACCAGGCGTGTATCTATATCAATGCACACCACACAAGTCAATGGGTATGATTGCCATTGTGGTTGTAGGTGACCTAACACAAGAAGCAGTAGATGCTATTCGTGATGCCAGAGTAACAGGCAAGTCAAAAAATAAATTGGCTGAATTACTCGAGGCGTTGCCATGATATCAGCAGTTACGTCACGCATACCAGAGTTTTGTATGAGCCATTGGCTCATACGAATTCCTCTAATTGTTATATTCCTACAGCAAGGCTTTGACAAATGGCCAATCGATGCTGATACCGCAGCGGGATTTGAACTAACATTGTTGGTTTGGACTTTTGTTGTTCTGGGTGAAATTGGCAGTGGAGTTGGTTTGATAATGGGAGGACTGTTATCATATACAAAGAACTGGCTAAAAGAACTAGGAGACTTGATAACAAGGTTTAGTGGCATAACTATCACAGGTATTATGACAGGTGTGATTTGGGTCGGAGAGCCAGCAAGTTTCTGGGACGTGATACTTTATGATAACTTCCATGTACTATTATGGGTAGGTGGAATGTACTTTGCACTAAGAGGCAATAGAACATGATTCGAATTATAGGATATTTCAATAACAAAACAGTATCACAAGTATTTGACAATGTGCTTGATGCCATTGACTACAAAGACATGTTAGACGCTCATTATGCAAAAGTAAAATGGATTAAATTATGAAGTGGCTTATTGTGTTTGCAATGTTAGAAGCAGATCCGTTTGCCGTCAAGACACTGCAATTCGAAACACAAAATGAATGTAAACAGTATATCATCAATCCTGCTAACAGTGATAGACTTGCTATAGAAGTTATTGATGTTGCAGGATTCAATGATACAATAGTAAATGTGGCTTGTATGCCAGCAAACAAAATTACAAAAGAGATATTAAATGAAACCAAATCTAAAGTTTGATTTAAACGTAAGAGATATTGAAATTATTGAACAAGCACTAAGAGCAAAGGCTGGTCGTAGAGGATTAGCTATTGCTCAAGGAGAAACTTCAACAAAATTAAAAGATGAAATGCATGAGATACAAGAACTTCTCGGCAGAATACATCAACAGAAAATTTGGTACAAACCAAAAAATAAATTTGTTCCAGGCGGTTGACAAACACCGATATAGATGTTATTTTAAATTATGATATATTTAAGAAATCCTGAAGCAATTGATAGTACTTGGCACTTTGTTGTAGATGATGTTTTCAGTGAACAACAAATTGACATTATTAACCAAGCAGTAGAAAACACAGATCCCAGCACACAACCTCAAGATGCAATTAGAAAAAATACACCAACCTGGCTTGCAAACGAAAACGATATGCAGGATGTGTATAATACTCTAGCCAATATTTTTAGATGGGTTAATGACACAAAATTTCAGTTTGCATTAGATTTTATTGAACCGTTACAGCATTTGAGTTATGACAAAGATGACCATTTTGATTGGCACATCGATGACGTAATGAAAAAACCAGATAACAGCCCTATTAGGAAAATTAGTTGTAGTATACTGCTCAATGAAGATTATGAAGGTGGTGAATTTAGTTTTGCTAGCAAACAACATGGATGGGAAGTGGGGAAGATAAAAAGAAACAGTGCAATATTTTTTCCTAGTTTCATGCCTCACACAGTAAGTCCTATTACTCAAGGAAATAGGCAAAGTCTTATTGCATGGGCACGTGGCCCTAATTTTATTTGATAGAAAAATGTTTTATTTTAAAAATCCTAATGTACAAAACACTGATTGGTATTTTATACTAGACAATGTATTTGATGAATCTGAGCTGTCACTGATAGAGCAAATTGCAAACAATACTGAATCAATCGAAGCAGAGGTAGGAAATCAGGCAGAACTAGATAAAATGGCAAAAAATAATGAAGTTCGCTCTAGCACAGTGAAATGGCTATCAGCAGACGATAATGAATCTATTAATCCAATTTATAAAAAACTAGGAGATGCGTTCTCTTGGGTTAACAATTCGAAATTTAAATTTGATTTACAGTTTATCGAAACTATACAACATACCGAATATAAGCAACAAGAATTTTTCAATTGGCATACTGACGGTCCTCCTCATAATTATGATAATAGCCCTATTAGAAAATTAAGTGCTAGTGTGTTACTTACTGAGGACTACGAAGGAGGAGATTTTGAATTTTCATCAATTGGTACTATGAGACTTAAAAGAAATCAAGCAGTATTTTTTCCTAGTATGTTAGCTCATCGAATCACCCCTATAACCCAAGGAACGAGAAAAAGTCTAGTAGCTTGGGCTAGGGGTAATCCTTTTATTTGATAAAGTTAGAAATTCTCTTGATGTAATTTGGCATGCCGTGATCTTCGATACTGTCGAACCATTTGCGATTTGCCCATGCTATTCTATATCCTCTGAATCTATCTTTTAATCTTTGCCATACGGTACTGTTACGAATTTGCCCGTAGGTATTAATGTAGTGTAAATTGCCTGCATGACGATAGAATAAAAATGCAGGCGGTACACGTGGTACAATATCGTTGTTATTAACAAATCTATGCAATGTAAACTTTTTGTTAAATTCTTTAACCCACGCATCTGTGCCAACACGTGGAGAACCAAAGTTATAACAAATTGTACCTTCTGGTAATCTACTACAAGCAATAGTACTCATTGCACCTCCAAGACTGTGTCCTGTTGTATATGCTTGTTTGAAATTACGTTTTGCAATCCATTGTTCAATTTGATCCCAAATATCATCAACTTCTTTTTTGAATCCTTTGTGAACACGACCAGCACCTAGTTCGTTCTTAACGTGTAGTGCATTCAAGTCTGCTTTAACGTCATTGAACTGAGTAGGTTCTGTACCTCTAAAAGCTAATACAATGTAATCGCCTTGACTCATACCATATGCTTGAGCACCATCTACATTAAAGTATTTGATGTTTTTGTATCCCAAGGCAGTGGCAGCTTCTTTAAAGGCTTTCTCTTCTTTGTACGCAAGGTTACTTAGGTTTGCACATTCTAGTGCGTTAGCATAGCTAAACTCACTTTTTAGAGCCATTCTTGATCTCCTCAATAGCTTCTGAATTTGCACTGATTTTGCTGTCTTGCACACTATCAATCATTGATTGAAGTTTAGCGGCTTTTTCAGCTTCAGTATCTAAATGGAGATCTTTGTTAATTACTTTTTCAAGTTTTAACATAGGGATGCGCTCGTTAGGTACGTAACGCCAAGTATAACCTCTGTCGCTATACACCCCGAACACAGTTTCGCTGAGTCCTATTTTGACAATTAGTGCCTCATTGCCATCCAATATTACTGTATCGCCTTCGTTAAATGCTTTGTTCATCTTAAACATCATGCCTTTTGCAATCTTAGTTGCAAAATCTTTAAACCACAATGTTATGACTAAAACAAGTAATGCACTTATAAATGGCATTATCAAATTGGTGACTTCAAGGCCCACCTCGCCTGCGTTCATTATCTCTGCGTCCATGTTCTCTCTCCAGTTGTATTTATTGACAAACGGTTAAATATGTGTATAATACAACTAAACAGGATTAAGCATGACCCATAGTGTAGAAGCAATATATCAAAAAGCCCAAGTACTGCATGAAAAAGCATTGGCTTTACACAGAGAACGTTATCGTGTACAAGGAACTTATGATCGTGCAGCATGTCAAGCATTGTTTGATGATGTATGCCAACTAGCACAAGAACTGCAACACGGTGGAGTTAACTTTGATATTGATTTTGGAAAAACAAAATGAATTTTGAAAAACAAATGCTGGTTAGCTTACCTCCTTTGACAGACAATAACTTTCAAAAAAGTGTTGTTTATCTTCAGGAGCATGACGGCGATGGTGCTAGTGGATGGATTATTAATAAAGAATTGGAAAATAGAATCAGTGTCAGGCTGAGAAAAGGAATACAGTTAGCAATCAATGCTCCTATATTTTATGGCGGTCCTGTTGATATTAACAGTGCATATGTTTTACACAGCGGAGACTTGAGGTTAAACAGTAGTCAAGAAATAGAAGACAATCTATATGTCACTAGAGACAAACAAATGATAGATATGTTAAATTCTAAAAACTTTCCAGGGCGTTTTAGAATTATAATAGGTAGATGTAGTTGGGTTGCTGGACAATTAGAAAGTGAAGTTGTTGGTAGCAGAACCAATGGAAAAATGCTGTGGACCAATTGTCCTTATACCAATCAATATTTTTGGAGCAATCCAAATGACCAGTGGGAACAAGGTATTCAAAACAGTGCTGTTCAAAGAACAACTGATTATTTGAATTTTTAACTGTTAAATACTAGTATGAAGATTGTATACATACACGGCGCCACTGCAAGTGAGCGCAGTTTTGCATTTGTGCAAAAAAGCATCGGTGCCAAAAAACCCTTGTATCTAAACTATGATAAAAGTACAACTGCAAAAGACAACTTGCAGGTTATGTACGACACACTAGAAAATGAAAAAGGACCATTCTTTTACATTGTACACAGTTTGGGTGGCATATACGCAACATATTTGCAAAAACATTTCGAAGGTCGCAGCGTTGGGTGTGTTAGTCTTGCTACTCCTTTTGGTGGCAGTGAAATAGCCAGTTGGGGCAGCATGTTAAATCCTGGATATCAACTGTTCAGAGACATTGCTCCTACTAGCAGTTTTATACGAGACAGTAGACGTACACCAATCACAATACCTTGGACACAGGTACTAACCACAGTGGGAGATGTGCCTTGGCTCAGTGGTCGCAATGATGGCATAGTTACCTATAAAAGTATGACATGCAGAACAGATGTAGAATACGAACAAGTGGACCGCAATCATTATGAAATTGTTCTTAGTCAAAGAGCGGTTGACATTATCAAACAAAGGCTGTATAAATAAACTGTTAGCGTTGAAGCAACGTAAACACATACTGGACTGGGGGGCAGTACCCCACAGCTCCACCATAAACACATTTAGATAAGTGTTTTTATTATGGGGCTGAACTAGGATCGACAGGTGTGCGAGTGAAGTGGAGTTAACCGGATGACTGCGTTATTGGTCAAACACTATAATTGCAAACGACAATTATGCGCCAGAAATGGCACTAGCTGCCTAATTTAGGTAAGTAGGGGTTGGCAACGAACCTGGCAACAGAATCGTTGCACACACACATACACAGGAGAAAATAAAATGTTTGATACAAAACAAATGACAGAGATGGCTGAAAAATTCGGCGAACTTTATAAAACAACAGGCATGGAGCCGCAAAAATTCTTTGAAGGTTTTCAAAAAATGATGCCGCCAACAGCGCCATCATTTAAGTCAAATAAGAGTGGCTATGAAATCCGCACTAAAGTATTAGAAATGGCACAAAGCCAAATGTGGCAAGACTATCATACCAAGTGGGGTCAGTTTGAAACTTCAATGAAAAAAGATGGTGATGAAATTGTAACTGAAGTTGCAATGCCAGAAGTTCCTGGCGCAGACAAGGTGCTAGAAGCAGCAGAGCTGTTCTATAACTTTGTAACAGGTTCAAAAACATACAAAAAATAATTGTTGTATTAATACAACACTAGTGGTTTAAAATTTTTTATCCACTTGATTTTGTATTGAAAAATGATAATTATATTAGTATAACAAAAAAAGGGGCAGCACTGAGCTGCCCTAGTTT